TCACGAAAGTATTTTCTCTAACTTGTCAACCGCATCGTATTCAAGTATGGGTGTAAGATGTGAATAAGTATCCATGGTTTCATTAAATGATGCGTGCCCCAGTCGTGTTTGAATGACTTTGAAATTAACACCTGCTTCAATAAGCAGCGTTGCGTGGGTATGCCTCGTTCCGTGCATGGAAAACGCCGGCTTACCGATTGCTGTTGCATATTTTTTGCAAAGTTCGGACGCATATGTCGGATACGTGGGATTTCCTTTCTCGCCTGGAAATACCAGATCATTATTGATCCATTCATATGTTGCTAACATTCGTTTTTTGATGGTTATGGAGTGCTTCTTTAACTCTGCCATTGTTTGGGCATCAATCTTAACAGAACGCCTTGACGAGGCGTTTTTGGTTGATTTTGATAGTATGATATCATTGCCGGCACGAATCACGGTTTGTTCTACCGTAATCGTTTGTTTTTTAAAGTCAACATTGCTCCATGCAAGGCCAAGAAGTTCTGATCGGCGCAGCCCGGACGCAAACGCAAGCTTAAAAAAAGCATGGTGCTCTTCGTTCTTGATAATAGACAAAAATTTTTTCACTTCATCGGCTGACAGTGTAACCATTTCATGGGTTTTTACCAATTTTGGCTTTTTAACTTTTGCGACAACGTTTTTACCTATTAACTCATCGTTAACGGCCTGTTTGATCATAGCATTAAGTACGGTATAGATATAGCGGACGGTTCGTGAAGACAGCTTTTTTTCAAGCTTTATGTCTAATAATCGCCGTACCGTCATCACAGTTAATTCACATAGCTTCACATTCCCAATCAATGGGGTAATATGGTTATCTATAATGTGTTTGTAACTATCTATTGTCACAGGGGATACGGTCGGTTCTTTGATATGCAGCTATTCCGGTGCCCATTCAGCAATCGTTATATCGGCATTAAAATTGGTGATGTTATCCGATTGTTTTTCATATGCGTCACATTTTTCTTGCGCCTCAGTTCGTGTTCGGCCATAAAAATACTTGCGTTTTCCGTTAATGGTGCTGGTAACAGAATAGCGGCCGTCGGTACGTTTCTTTAATTTTGACATAATAAAATCAGCTCCTTTGGATGTAGTGAATAAAGGGCTGATATGGTATACTATATAGGTAATCAGCCCATTTAGAGATGTGGTGCGATTATATTTTCCCTCATCGTGTTCCAGCACGGTGGGGGAGTTTTTGTTACCAATGTAGAAAATTCATAATAACTTGTATCATAATATCTTTTTCTTTGGGATTGGATTCTGCAATCATTAAAGTAATGGCAACTAAAGCACTATCGCTAATAATTTTGTCTTTTCCACGATATAACGCTTTGTTTTTATCCAAAAAGTATAAGAATAATGTAGCGGCTATGCGTTTGCATCCATCATTAAAAGGATGATCTTTGATAAGAAAATATAATAGATTGGCAGCTTTATCTTCTAGTGTTGGATATACTTCTTTACCAAAAGCGCTTTGATAAATCGCGGCTAATATACTTTGTAATTTCCCTGGCTCTTTTTCAACTCCAAATATATCTGATGTTTTACTGAATTCCATATTGTGTATAATAGACCATACATTCATCAGATTCTAATTGATATGTGCAGCTGGATCCGTGTGGCACAGTAATACATTGGTGATCATAATCATCCAGTAATTCTAGTGCTTGTGAATATTCCTGTATTACGGTCATAACTTCATTTGTGTCAATGCCAACAATACCGGCAATAATGCTGGACTGGATATTGATTACTTTATTCAAAACTTTCAGCCTGGGATTGTTTAAAGCATAACCTTGAAGAAGATATTGCTTTAAGATACTATTCGCCCATTTTCGAAATAGAATGCCACGCTGAGATTTCACACGATAGCCAACGGAAATGATTACATCAAGTGTATAAAAAGCAACTTTTTGTTTGACTCCAACAACACGCATTTTTTGCGTGTTGTTATTTTTCTCCACTTCATTATCAGAGAAAACATTATTGATATGTCGACGAATTGTCTTTTCATCTTTATCAAATAGTAAAGCCATTTGATTTGCACTAAGCCAAACGGTATCTTTTTCTGGTGTGACGGTAACATTTAGTTCAAATTGACCATCTTTAAATAAAACCAAATCATTATCCATGTTTTCACTTCCTTCCCGCCATCATTATCGACGGTAGCCGGTGATGGGATTTTTGTTTTCGGGAGGCGTAAAAAAAACGCCCTCTATATAAAAGAGAGCGGCTTAGTTTTTGCCCGAAGGCAATAATAGAAAATATTTTTTGGGATTCATAGCCCAATTTGTATTACTATTATATGCTCTCTTTGTTTCTTTTGTCAAACTTTAATACGACAAAAGCCCTGTGTATAAACACAAGGCTTTTTCGTTAGATGCGACTAATCGCTTATCATTTTTTCAATGCGGCTAAACCGCTTGTGTTTATATTTTAGCAGATATTAAGTTGACTGTCAATTAATATTACTTATACGGTTTTAAATAATATTGAGATAGTTTTTCATTAATTGTGTCAAGCGTATCATCAGAAATAGAGATATTATATAGCGCGTCATTTTTGGATTTTGGCTTATAAATTCTCATCTTACTAATTGGACGAATTTGATTGATTATCCCAATAGAACCTTCTTTCATTTTTGATATTTCACGGGAGGTTTGGTCTAGACTCTTTTTTGTCTGTTGCAGTTCATTGAGTTGGAATTTAAAATCTTTTGTAATTGTGGAAACGTTTTTTAATAAGTTTTTTAGCTGTGGGCTGCCATAAAATGCTGCCCCAAGCAAATCAAAAGAATTCTCATCAATGGAGAATCCTTCAATCTTTACTAAAGAAAAAAGTTTATCCGCAATATCGTTAGATCTATTTATTGTTTGCGATAACTGTTTACTTTGCTTTTTTATTTCGATTTTCGTGTTTTTTATTTTTGACATGAGAAGTGAATACATTTCATCCCCAAGGTTAATATCACTTTTATAAAGGCGCCCTTTATTTGACGTTAATGGAAGAACGGAGGCTATTGGATTTTGTTGATTACTTTCATGAAGGACAATGCAATAATGAAGGCCCCCGAATTCTGAGCCAACATTGTATCCAAAATTGGCCTTAATCAGATTTCCCCGTGCATAACTTGGCAAGTATTTTGGGTTAAACGTTGGTTCAAGTTTGAAATAATTTAATCTGTCGGTTAAAGAATAATACAAAATAGCTGCTTCTTTATATTGATGTTCATCACCAGCAATTAATTCATCTAAATATATGCTAAGATCGCTTATTAACTTGTTTTTTACTTGAATCAAATTCTCTTTGTTATGCGGATCTTTATAATTCATGATTTTAAATTTTCCCTTCCCAAAATTTTTACAATGCTATTATAACCACTGACCTGTTATGATTATCATTTCACCACAAGTTTGTTTACGCCACCACAAAAAACTTTACATCTGGCAAATCAGATTCTGAAATCTCTTGGTTATGTAATAAATACTCCAATAAATTTGCATGCGCTTCGGCATCAAAATCACCGCCTTGAATATGTTGCACTTCATGGAGAACGGCCTTGACCTGATTATCATGATCAATCAAAGAGTTTACAAAAATAGTGTATGTCCCGTCCTCATTAGGGTGCACTAAAGCTTTCATGTGCAAAGGCATTGATTTATAAATAAGGATAATATTCAATCGTCAATACCTTCTTTTTTCTTTAATTCCTTAATCATATTAATAGCAAAATCAATATCTTGTTTATTCAAATCTTTGGATGCATCAAAAAGAATACGCATTTTAGGATTGGTACGCAATTCTTCTGCCATGGCAGCAATTTCGGGATCGTTGTAATAGCCTTGCTGTTGCGGTTCTTCCCAGCCCATTAAATCCTGTGCAGTAGTGCCATAGGCCAGTGCAAATTTTTTTATAATATCAATTCCTACACTTTTGATTGTTCCAATTTCGTAACGACGAATAACGCTTCCACTTAAACCTACTTTTTTTCCCGCTTCTTCAAGGGTAAGTCCAGCAGTACTTCTTGCATTATGTAATCTATTACCAATTTCAGCATTTATAATTTCTCGTTCGGCCATTTCCAATATTCCTCCTTGCAGTTTTTTTGCTTTTTATGATTATATATTACTACTTTATGACACGCTGTGCAAGAAAAATGTAATGCAAAATATGAAATTTGACACCACGGACTTGACAATCATGTATGATGTGATATATACTTAGCTCAATAAATGACACGTTGTGTCAGAAAAGGAGGCGAGAAAAGTAAATGAATCTGGACATGCTAAAGGGGAAACTCGTTGAAAAAGGAAAAACATACAGAGAGGGGGCGAATGCTATAGGATGCTCCGTTGGGTCATTTAATAATAAAATGCAAGGACGCGTTGCTTTTGATTGCTCTGAAGCAACAACATTATCAGATTGGTTATTATTAACGACACAAGAAAAACTTGATATTTTTTTGTCCGATAATTGACACCTTGTGTCAACACAAAACATCGAAGGAAGGTGAGATGGGGATGGATAATTTGCAAGCAACAATACACCTAAAAAGGGGGCGGATTAAAAATAACCGCCCTGTAGAAGTGAAGCTGATTAATAAAACGGCTGCCAATATAACAATTGATATTGAAAATATTAAAAGCCTAATTCGGCGGCAGCGTATTCTTCCGTAGCAGTTCCAAACATGTCTTCCCATGGACAAAAGTCGGTAGCTTTTGATACGTACTGGTCAAAGACATCATCTGGAATAACTTCAAAATCTTTTTGTGAATTTACAACAAAGTTACCTGCTTGTAAAAACTCATCGAACGAAGAAACATGAGTATGCTTTTTCATAAATGATTCTGTGAAAAGCTTAGTAAAACTAACTGAATGAGTTCCTTCAAGCGATTCAGCCCTTTTGTTTAGTTCTTCTAATTGATTATTCAATTCATCAAATCCTGATAAATCAATGCTCATAATAATCACCTCCCTTTTAAGGTGATTATACCATATCGAGAGGAGGTGAGAGATGATGGAAACCCCAATACATAAGAGAGAAATTGAACGGGAATCTGCTAAAAAGCGGCTCCAAATTATTTTAGAGATACAACTGAATGGCATGGTGGAGCTACAAAGGGCGGCAATCTGGTCGGACGATGTCGACTTGCATAATGAGTATGCCAATCTAAAGTGTGTACTTGATAAGATTACGAAGATGGAAGCTTTGATTTTAAGTAGTACTCCGCAATAGTAACGGCAACATTTTTGACAACAGACAAGGCAGTACGACCACCAATGGTTTGCAACTGCTCTTTGGTTTTGAACCAAATAGAATCATCGTAAATGGCATCAATGTAATCATATCCGGCAGTTGTTAATCGGGCAATAATAAAATCTTTTAGATCACCACAGTATATCTCGTCAAGAATTTCTATAAAATTTTCGTCTTGCATAAGATCAATGTGTAGTGAAATCATATACGGATCTTCACACAGATCAGAAAATGATTCGATTGTTATCTTATGTTTGTGTGAATCAAGTTCTTCAATGCGCAGCATCATGCTTCTCAGTAAATCTAAATCACGTTTCAATATAATCACTCCTTTCAGAGATGATTATATCATGATTTGCTGAACATTTAGCAAAGAAAGTGAGGTATAACCTAATGGAAAAAATCTGTATTACTGTCGAAGAAGCGGCAAAAATTGCCTCTGTATCAGATGAACAAATCCGAGATTGGGCCAAAGATTTTGATTTCCCCAGTATGCGGATAGGGGCTCGTGGAGGTAAAAGATTGATACATGCTGACGCGTTTTCCGATTGGCTCCGGAAAAAATGTGAACTCCGCTATGGAGAACGTCGATATGAAATACATAATCCGGGTAACATAGCCAAGCAGAAAGGAGTCGAAACAGCATGAATGAAGCAACGGACTATATCGGTACACCGTGGCGGTTCGTCAACCAGAATCACGAACGGTTACAGGCACGCCGCGATATGGCAGCGATCGATCGCGAAATCGCAAAACGCAGGGCAACCGATTACGGCGAAGCGCTCAGCACAAAAGAACTAGGAATTTTCTTAGTAGGATTGATTATGTCAGCCACGATTGGAATTGCTGGTGTGTATTCCATTTGGCAGGCCATGATTACATGGATCGGAGGGATGCTATGAAACCTTGCATCTGTGGTCACATACCAAAAATGGCATTTAAACGCATCGGCCATTACATGATTTATGTTGTGTATTGTAAGCACTGCTACCGGAAAGGAGCATGGGCGAGTACGAAAAACGGTGCGATCGATTTGTTTTATGGTAAAGAAAAAGCCGTCGGCACTGGCATGCAGACGGCATCTTGTAAAGAAATTGGACTTACGCATAGTATATCAAGAAAATGAGGTTTTAGCAAATGGCTCTATACATAAAACCACCGAAAAATTTAAACAGAGAATTGCAGCTATATAAACATTTTAAATTTAGATTCATGGGGCAAATTACCACACAAGCGGCAAGGTTTACTTTATTTGATACTAATCAAAACATATGGATACCGCGAAAGCATTTTGATGAAAATTTAAACCTGAAAGAAGGAGAAAATATAGATTATGTATTCTCCTTTGGTGGTACGCCAATTAAATTAGCGATTATTATCAATAACTTACAAGAAGAAATTAATCAACGGAAAGGACGATAGCAGAAATGGCAGTTAAAATTAACAGTTTAGAAATAGAAAACGTCAAGCGGGTGAAAGCCGTTGCCCTGGAACCGACCGTCAACGGTCTGACGATTATCGGAGGCCGGAACGGGCAGGGAAAGACAAGTGTATTAGATGCCATTGCTTGGGCACTGGGCGGCGAACGGATGAAACCATCCGATCCGATGCGGAAAGAATCCGTCATCCCGCCATCCATCCATATCGAGTTAAGTAACGGCCTGATTGTGGACCGTAAGGGGAAAAACGGAGCCTTAAAAGTCTATGATCCCAGCGGGCAGAAAGGCGGCCAGCAGCTTTTAAATGAATTTGTAGAACAATTCGCACTGGATCTTCCTAAGTTTATGCAATCCAGTGCCAAAGACAAGGCGAAAATCTTACTGCAGATTATCGGAGTTGGACCGCAGTTGGCGAAACTGGAGCAACAGGAACAAGCCTATTATAATCAACGCACGGAAATTGGCCGAATGGCAGAACGGAAAAAGGCACATGCCGATGAATTAGAATATTATCCGGATATGCCGAAAGAAGCCGGTCAGTGCTTCACAGTTAATTCAACAGCAGCAGGCCATCCTTGCCAAAAATGCAACAAATCAGGAACTAAGAAACGCCAGGGATCTATATGAACGTAAGCTAACCGAAGCGCAAGCTGCATTTGACGAAGCGGGAAAGCGCTTGAAGGAGGCACAGCAGAACGCAGTGACTGCTAGAAAGTCTGCGGAAGATCTCCATGATGAAAGTACTGCCGAGCTGGAAACTAATATTGCCAATATTGATGCGACGAATGTCAAGGTCCGTGCCAATGCTGAAAAAATCCGGGCGCAGCAGGAAGCGGAAGATTTGGGTTCCCAATACAAAGAATTATCCGGACAACTGGATACCGTACGAAAGAATAAGACTACATTACTGACGGATGCGAATTTACCGTTACCGGGGTTATCTGTAGAAGACGGGGCACTTACTTATAACGGGCAGCAGTGGGACTGCATGAGTTCATCCGAGCAGCTAAAAGTAGCCACCGCCATTGTCCGGCGACTGAATCCGAATTGCGGATTTGTGTTAATGGATAAGTTGGAGCAAATGGATACGGATACATTATCCGACTTTGGCGCATGGTTGGAACAAGAAGGATTGCAGGTCATTGCGACGCGGGTTTCCACCGGCGAAGAATGTTCGATCGTGATAACCGATGGATATGTCGAAGGCGCATCGCCGGTAATTTCAGCACCGGCAGAAAAGAAACCTACCTGGCAACCAGGTAAATTTTAAGGAGGCACATGATGATGGAAGATAAAGTAAAATTAACACTCGATGCGGTATGTGATGGGACGCTGAATCAGGAATTTATGCGTCGGTATCCAATGATTTTGCAAGGATTGAAAAATGATGAATCAGAAGCAGTTGTTACCGTCAAAATTAAAATTTCACGATTGAAAGATTCAGATACCATGCTTAAGATGGCTGGATCCGTAGACGTTAAAATGCCAACGGCTGCTAAAAAACAGTCTGTCTATCAATTCAATGCCAATGATTTTACAATCCAAAGCGAAAAACCAAAAGAAATCAATAAGGATGTATTGACGGTATTGCCTTTTAATCAAGAAGCATAGGAGGAAACTATCATGGAACAAAAATATAATTTTAACATTAATTCACAAAACGATGAAACGATTATTCGTATGGGTCAAGCTGCAGAACCGTTTAATTATCCGGGTACTATATACAAGGCTTTATCTACAGAAGCCTTTGAGATTCTTATCAAATGGCGACAAACGAAACATACCGTCGTAGGCTACCATGATTCCGGATTTACAGCTATCTTAGATGATTCATTGATTGATATGAAACGTGATATGGTATTGTATCGATTCGAAAACAGTTTACAGATGAAAGAATGGAAAGATGTATTACAGCAGGCGTTATCTCAGAAAACACTCATTGATTTTATCAAATGCCGCCGCGATTCTATTCCCGAAATTCCGAACAGTGAAGTATTACTGTATAACTTGCAAAATTTCAAATTTGTACAAAATATTGAAGCAGATTATTCCCGTACAGACAATAACAACTACACCTTTGCTTTTAAATCAAAAGATGGAGAAGGAACCGTCGATATTCCGCAGCAGTTTACCGCTAATATAGAAATCATCAAAGAAAGTGGATTTTTACAAGATATGGATATTGAATTGGAAATCCGCAGACCTAAGAATGCGGATGAAAAGCCATCGTTTATACTCAGTTGCCCCAAATTAGGACGATATGAAGAGATGGCTAAAGATCATGAGTATGACAAACTGAAAGAGCTGCTAAACACCCAGACGGACGTATTGCTTGTGAATGCTTCATTTTAGGGGGGGGATTGAGATGGATATTATCAAAGGTAAAATACAGAAACCGCAGAAAGTCGTGATTTACGGTCCGGAAGGTATTGGGAAAAGCACCTTTGCCAGTCAGTTCCCCAGTCCGATATTTATTGATACAGAAGGTAGTACCAGCCATCTGGAAGTCGACCGCATTCCGCGGCCGTCCTCCTGGCCGTTATTGCTGGCAGATATATTCGAACTCAAGAAAGATCACATGGGCTATCAAACACTGGTAATCGATACCGTTGACTGGGCGGAACTGGTATGTATCGATTCGATCTGCAAGAAAAACGGCATGCAAAGTATTGAAAGCTTCGGTTACGGTAAAGGCTATGTATACGTTAAGGAAGAATTCGGCAGATTGCTGAACGCCTTGGAAGATCTCACGGAGTCCGGTATGAACGTAGTTCTTACCGCGCATTGCCTGATCCGCAAGTTTGAACGGCCAGCGGAACCGCCGTTCGATCGATACGAATTAAAGCTCAGCAATAAGGCCGGATCCAGTGTTGTTGCCATGGTAAAAGAATGGTCCGATATGCTGTTATTTGCCAATTATGAATACAACATATATGAAGCCGAAAAGAACGGCCGGAAAAAGGCAAGCGGCGGCAAACGCGTCATGTTTGCCACTCATCATCCCGACTGGGACGCCAAGAACCGGCATGGACTGCCGGATAAAATGCCGTTCGATTACCAACAGATCGCGCACTGCATTCCCGGGGATCCTACCTATCAGGGAACAGCGATATCGAAGCCCGCAACGCCGGTACAGCCGGAAACGCCAGTAGCAGCGCCGAAGCCGGAGCCCAAAGAACAGCCGAAACAAGAGACTAAGCAAGAATCAAAATCAAAGCAAGAAACAGCGGCTTTAGATCTTAATATTCCCAAAGCTTTACGAGATTTGATGCAAGCTGCCGATGTATCAGAATTGGATATCCGGAGTGCCGTGGCAGCGAAAGGATATTTTCCGTTAGATTGTCCCATCACACAATATCCACCAGATTTTGTTGACGGATGTTTGGTACAAGCGTGGAATCAAATGCTGGATTTTATCAAACAACGTAAAGAGAACGTACCATTTTAATTTTTTATATCAAAGGAGATAGCGAACATGGCAAATAACGATACGGTATATAGTTTTGACGACAAACTGGAACAAGATGGCTCTGAATTTACGCTGCTGCCGGCAGGGGATTATGATTTCACCGTTTCCGGTGTGGAACGAACGTATCACAATGCATCAGATAAAGTGCCGGAATGCCCGGAAGCAAAGATATCTTTATCAGTGAGCGATGCAGACGGGAACGGGGTATTAGTACGAGATAATTTACTATTCTGCAGTAAATTCGATTTCAAGATTTCCGCGTTTTTCCGGGCGATCGGATTAAAAGAAAAAGATAAGCCTATGACGATGAGTATTGGGGATGCATTAACGGCGGCTGTTAATATGGAAGGCCGCTGCCACATCAAACCGCGGACCTACAACGACAAGGAATATAACAACGTAGACAAATATTTCGATAAGGAACCGGCCGGACAAAAGGGATATACCAAAGGGGCCTTTTAAATGGAATTACGACCGTACCAACAACAATCCGTCCAGGCTGTGTTAACGGAATGGGACAACGGACATAAAAAGACATTGGTAGTGCAGGCAACAGGTACGGGCAAGACAATCGTGTTCGCTAAGATCACCGAGGCGCGTGTCCGCGTCGGTGATCGCGTCCTGGTCCTGGCACATCGCGGGGAACTATTAGACCAGGCAGCCGATAAAATATATAAGGCTACCGGATTAAAATGCGCCGTAGAAAAAGCCGAGCAATCCTGCAAAGGTTCCTGGTATCGCATCGTCGTTGGCAGTGTTCAGACGCTCATGCGAGACAAACGACTGCAGCGATTTCCACCTGATTATTTCGGAACGATTATTATTGATGAAGCACATCATTGTGTCAGTGATAGTTATCAACATGTACTGCAGCATTTTCCGAATGCCAATGTATTAGGCGTAACCGCAACAGCAGACCGCAGCGACAAGCGGAACCTGGGAACGTATTTTGACAGCCTGGCATTTGAATATAATTTACCAAACGCCATCAAGGATGGGTATTTATGTAAGATTGTGGCACAAACGATCCCGTTACAATTAGATATTACCGCCGTCGGCATGTCGGCTGGGGATTTTAAGGCAGGCGAATTAGGGACTGCCTTAGACCCATATTTAGCGCAAATTGCCGAAGAAATGGTACAGTATTGTGCCGATCGAAAAACCGTTGTCTTTCTGCCGCTGGTGAAGACGTCTCAAAAGTTTTGCCGATTATTGCAAGAAAAGGGATTCCGGGCTGCCGAAGTCAACGGCGAAAGTGATGCAAGAAAACAGATTTTAGCGGATTTTGATAGCGGAAAATACAATATCCTATGTAACTCCATGTTGCTTACCGAAGGATGGGATTGTCCAAGTGTAGACTGCATTATCGTATTACGGGCCACCAAAAGCAGAGGGCTTTATTCCCAAATGATTGGACGTGGGACTCGTTTGTCCCCTGGGAAAGAGAACTTGTTATTGCTTGATTTCTTATGGCTGACAGAAAAACACGATCTATGCCGCCCGGCGTGCCTCCTTGCCAAAAGCGGGGAAATGGCCGATGCCATGACGAAACGCATTGAAGAAGCAGCAGAACCTATGGATATTGAAGAAGCCGAACAACAAGCCGCCGACGATGTGATCGCAGACCGGGAAGAAAAACTTGCCGAACAATTAAACGCCATGAGGAAACGCAAACGCCAGTTGGTGGATCCGTTACAATATGCGGTTTCTATACGTGACGAAGATTTAGCAAGCTATGTCCCTTCCTTTGGGTTCGAAATAGGACCTGCGACACCGCAACAAATCAGTATGCTCGAAAAATTTGGGATATTTGCTGAAGATATTGACAGTGCGGGCAAAGCAAGCATCTTACTTGATAAGTTGATTCAACGCAAAGAAGCAGGATTGGCAACACCGAAACAAATACGGCTGCTGGAGCAGCGAGGATTTACCAATGTGGGTACATGGATGTTTACCGACGCATCAAAATTGATCGGCCAGATTGCCGCTAATAGTTGGCGCGTGCCACGCAGCATACATCCGCAAGATTATAAACCGGGGGCGTGATAATACATGGAAAGCAAAATGGATCTGCGTCCACTGCTGCACTATATCAATCCCATGTCCTTAACGTACCAGGAATGGGTGAATATCGGCTTTTCATTAAAACATGAAGGCTATGATGTCGATGTGTGGGACGAATGGAGCCGGACCGATACCGCTCGGTATCATGCGGGCGAATGCCAAAAGAAATGGCAGTCGTTCCGGGGGACATCCCGGCCGGTTACCGGCGCAACAATCACCGATCTTGCTAAGCAGGGCGGATGGACACCGAAAGAAAATCATGCGTATAACTGGGACGATTACCTTGCCGGTGACGGAATCAAGCTGGTAGACAGCAATTGGGTAGAAGGTATTGAAATTAAGGAACCGAAATCCAAATGGAATCCTGTCCAGGAAATGATTACGTATCTATCGACGTTGTTTAACAGTGAGGATTATGTTGGCTTCGTCAATGAAAGTTTTGAAAAGGATGGCCGGTTCATTCCCCGCAATAAGGGCGTATATACCAAAACGGCCGGAGAATTAATTGCTAAACTACGGACCTGCAACGGCAATACTGGCAACGTGATCGGGGATTATAACCAACAGGGAGGCATGTGGATCCGATTCAATCCGCTGGATAAACGAGGTGTCCGGAACGAAAACGTGACAGAATTCCGCTATGCCCTGGTAGAATCCGATACGATACCTATCGAAAAACAGAACGAAATCATCCGTAAACTGGAGTTGCCGGTGGCCGTACTGGTTCATAGCGGCAGTAAAAGCCTGCATGCGATCGTACATATTGATGCCAGTAGTTATGAGGAATACTGCAAGCGTGTGGATCTCCTGTATACGATCTGCCGCAAAAATGGATTGGAAGTCGATGTGCAGGACCGGAACCCGTCCCGGCTGTCGCGGTTTCCGGGTGTCATGCGCGGGGATAAAAAACAGTTTATCGTCGATACGAATATCGGGCAGCACAATTATGTAGAATGGCAGAATTGGTACGATGAACAGGTGGACGAGCTGCCGGACATTGAAACACCGCGCGAAATATGGAACAATTTACCGCCGCTGTCTTCGCCGCTGATTGCGGGCGTGCTCCGGTGCGGCCATAAAATGATGCTGGCCGGACCGTCCAAGGCGGGTAAGTCGTTGGCCTTAATCGAATTAGTGATCGCTATTGCCGAAGGACGTAAATGGATGGGCTGGCAATGTATGCAGGGAAAAGTGTTGTATGTCAATCTTGAACTCGACCGGGCGAGCTGCTGGCATCGGTTCCATGACGTATATATGGAACTGAATATCCCAGCCAGTAACTTAGATAATTGGGCCATATGGAACCTGAGGGGCAAGTCTATCCCGATGGATAAGCTGGCACCGAAACTGATCCGTAGGGCTAAGACAGGTGCGTATACGGCTATTGTGATTGATCCTATCTATAAGATTATTACGGGTGATGAAAACAGTGCCGACCAGATGGCGCATTTCTGCAACCAATTCGACAAGGTATGTACCGAATTAGGCTGTGCGGTGATTTACTGTCACCATCACAGCAAAGGCGCGCAGATTGGCAAGGCGAGTATGGACCGGGCATCCGGATCGGGTGTGTTCGCCCGCGATGCCGATGCGTTGCTGGATATGACGCAGATCGAAAACCCGGACAATGACAGCGCCACGGCGTGGCGGATCGAAGGAACGCTTCGAGAATTTGCGCCGTTTTCGCCGCGAAATGTATGGTTCCGGTATCCGATTCATGAACTAGATACGACTGGCAAACTGACGGAGGCTGCGCCATTTCGGGGGAAATCAGCACCGCAAAAGGCAGAAGAAGCAAGAGGGATGCATAAACAAAAGCGAGTTTCCAATATTGAAAAAGCAGAAAATAAATTTCTTGAATTATCATTAAATGGGGACGTATCCGTCCTGGATCTAGCACATGCATTAAATGTCAGCAAGCGAACGATCGAACGATATTGTGACGAAAGTGAAGAAATGGTGAATAAAAATGGCACCATTTTAAAGCAATAAATGACGATGACAAAACGACAATATGTTATTTTGTCGCAATTGTCGTAATAATAACGGCACGATAATATTTAAATAATATATACAAATACGCGATAAAAAGTAACGACAAAATGTTAATTGTCGTTAATGTCGCAAAAACGACAAAACGACAATATGTGACAAATGCGACAACCATGCGTCATACAACGATTTTAAAAAATATACCTTAAATTCTAACGACAAAACACATTTTAACGATAAAAACGTTAAGCAATACAAATAAGATTTTAAGAAAAACGACAAGAAAACAATAAAATCTAACGACAAAACGACAAAATTTCCTATATATATATATAAATTGTCGTCCGCAGAAAAAATAATAGGGGTACAACAAGTGGTTTTGAAACCACCACTTGTCGTCCCTATTCCTATTATTTTCTCGCGACTATACATGTTGTCGTTGTCAAAAAAAGAAAAAAGAAGGTGAAAGTGTGCCGATAGAATTCTTCATGGAAATGAAAATACCCACCGTAACGCATCAGGAGAAAAAAGTACACGTCGTAAACGGAAAGCCATATTATTATGATCCGGAATGTCTGTCCCGAGCACGGGCCATGTTTGAAGCGTACTTATATCAGCGCAAACCGGAGCAGCCGATTCAGGGTCCGGTGCGGTTATGTACCAAATGGATATTCAAAGCCAGCAAAACACATCCAGCTTGTACATGGAAAGTTACCAAGCCGGATACGGATAACATGGTTAAGTTATTGAAAGACTGCATGACCAAGGTAGGCTTTTGGAAAGATGATGCCTTGGTCTGCTGTGAAATGATAGAAAAAATGTATGGCGAAAAGGAAGGCATTTATATTTTTGCAGAGGAGCTGAGAGTATGAATTTAGAAGAATGGCTGCAGCAGCCGGATGAAGAACAGTTTTCGAAATTAAAACAAATGCGTAATTTGATTATAGATGAAGCACAACGAATTGGAATAAATCCAAAGTTTGTAATTTTTCTGGGTGAATCCAGTTTCTTTGAGGATCCGTCGTCTACAACACATCATTGTGCGTATCCCGGTGGTTTAGCTGTACACAGTTGGAATGTGTATGTACGACTTCAAACATTAATACTGGAAAACGCAGAATTATCGATACGACATTATTCTCCGGAAACGCTTTTCATTTGTGGTATTGGCCATGATCTTTGCAAGATGGGCTGTTACCACCAGAAAGAAAAATGGCGTAAGAATCATAACGGCCAATGGGAATCGTATCCTGAATATGTTTGGCAGGACGACACGCCGCTTGGCCATGGCGAAAAATCCGTGATGATTTTAAGCAAATACGTAAATCTGTCGGATGAAGAAATGCTTGCCATCCGCTGGCATATGGGACGATTTGACGCGGCTTGTGATTCGTACAGCGGATTGCAGTTGTTGGGAACAGCACAGCAGAAATCGCCCTTGGTCACAGCGTTGCACTTAGCTGATATGATGGCAACTTGGTTCGATGAACAGGAGTATGGCGTATGAATGGAATTGACGCAAATCGTGTTCAAGCGGTATTCAATGAAATCCTGCAGGAAATAAAGCAGCCTAAAACGGGCATGTTGACACGGGACACGATGATCAACAATCTTATCGAACAGCTGATACAGCATGTCGAAGCCGACCATAATCCCAAACACTGGCCGATAGAAGATTTCCCGGACAATTACCGTAGCAAACATCCGCAGGATCGGTGGGAATGGGCGTGGCTGTTGACACAGGCTGCTGTTAGGGACAAGGAACTTGCCGGCATCTTATGTTACTTGCGCGGGACGGGGTGCATCTTGATTCGCGATTCAGAGTATGGCTACATTATTCGGCCTGTGATTGGAGAAGGTGCATGGGATTCGGCAGCACAGTACGACAAGGAAAAACGGCCATTACAGGATCATATTGATTTGCTATTACTGTTATTAAAACAGCTTGCTGAAGAAAAACGTTTCGGACGGTTAGTTCCGGAACGGGATTTGCAGCAGGGTGTGTTAGGAGCGTGAAGATGATGACATGGATATCAGTCAAAGATGAATTACCAAAAGCATGGGAAACTGTATGGATATATTTTAAATTTAAATCTTATGACATATGGCATTATATGTATACTAGTGGTCATATAACACCGCCAGGAGATTGGGCAATATGGACGCATGGCAGCGAAAACGAAGAAGTTATTGCATGGGCTCCGATTGTACCGTATAAGGACGGTGATAAATCGTGAAGCAGACAGAACATGGTTGTTATGATTGTAGGCGAAAGAAATCGGCATGCGGCCATTGTGATATATTACAGCCCACGCCGACAAAATGGAAGCCAGGTCGGATAGATGGCAGTATCAGAAATGCGTTCGAATCGTTGAATGCTGCCGTTATTAAACAGGCCGTGCAGGAATATCGAGCAGCGCGTAAAGCGTATCGTAAAAATAGAAGCTTAGAAGCATTAGAAACTATGCGGGATGTGGAACGGTTTTTTCGATCCGACCAATGTGCAAGATTCATGAACCTTGATGGGAATACGTTAATGGATCGGCTAAAACAGGAGGGAATGAGTACATGACAGCCAAAGAATTTTTGAATCAGATTCGCCGACACGAAAAATTATTACGTGCTGTGGAGCGAGAGCGCGATCAAATACGATCCGACATGTTGTACCTTAAAGGATCAAAACTGACAGAACGGGTAACCGGCACGAAGCAGTCTGATTTATCCGATGCATATATCCGGTTGGAAACGTACGAGGAACGTGTGAATCGTGAATGGGATCGTCTGATTGCTATGCGGGAGCAGGGTAAGAAACTGATTGCTGCGGTGGAAGATCCAATACAGCAAACCGTTCTGTATGACCGGTATATCAATTATATGAGTTGGGAAGAAATTGCGGTGGAAATGAAGTATACATATAGGCGTATATTGCAGCTACATGGAGACGCATTACAAAATTTAGAAAAAGATTTCACATAATTTCACATTTTTGTGTGGTATAATGATATTGTGAAATGATGTCGAGAGCCGCTAGACGGACAGCAACATTATTTTTACCCCGTATAACGAAAGAAGCATCCATGCCGCAATGGGTGCTTCTTTTGGCTTTTTGGTATAAAACGTTATCTTTTCATTTATTTCCCTTAATAATTAATGTATACTGGAAACAAATTAATTATTAGGGGATGACTGTAAAATGGCTACTATGTATTTTGCGAAAGTTAGTGTTAATAAGGATATTTATCAAGTATATGATGATTCATCGAAATTAGATGAAATATTATTACGTTTGATGGAAAAAGAATGGCAAGACAAACATGTAGCTGAGACAATTCATAATAAACAAACAAAAGAAAATGACGAGCAAATATATAAATTTATAAATGTTGACAAAATTAATGATAAAAACTTCATTATTGGGAGATTAATTGTAATCTTTAAAGATGATATTGCATTGTACGATGCAACTAAGGACGATTTGGACAGTTTATCACAATCACAACTTTCTCGTGCGGTTCCTTTTTATTTTGATTTTAAAACAGAAATAGTTGCTTTTGTGCCTACACAAAAATTTGGTCGCCAAAAATTTATAAATTATTTTGAGGAACTTATTAATTTAATATATGGAGAACAAATGTTTCGCGTTTTTGCAAAAAATAATATTGGTGATTTAAGAGCTCAAATAAAAGTATTGGATAAAATTTCAGAAGTTAATATTACTCTCATTCCGCCCAATAGTAATGGCTGCGAGTATGACGAATTATTTGCAAAGAATGCAATGGAATTAAAAGAAACAAATGGGACGAAATTTCATCAAATTATTTCTGCACCATATTCTCAGGAAGGATTAAACATCAAAGCCGGATTATTTCAGAGAGTTATTAATGGTGTTGCAAAAGGATATGGTAATCTAAAAATTTTTGGAAAAGATAGTAATGGAGAACCAAAGAATGTAAATAGCGATACTGCGGCTCCATATAAAAAATATATTAAAGATTCTTCTAGAAATTCATTGATTGAAGTAGCTGAATATGGCCGAGCGGGGGTCAGTGGAATTGTATCTTCTGAAATAAGACAGAGGTTAGATGAGAAATGAACAAGAACGATGTAATACATATCGAAGATGTTTGTCAAAATCATTCATTTATATCTTTTATGAAATTAACAAAAAAATATCGTGAATTATGGGGAACTGAAAGTAAAGTTTCTATTATTTTTTCAATCATTTTGACGATTATTTTTAGTAGCACTTTAACTATAGATATATTGAATGATATGTTGAGAACGTTATTTTCATTAACGATACCAGCCTATATTGGCATTATTGGTTTTTTGTTTTCTGGTTTGGCATTAATGTCGACGATTATTACACATAAGGCTTTAAAAGTAATAAATGAAAAAGGACATATTAATGCTATTGTTGGTATCCTTTATTCGTTTTATTACTGTGGTGCTTTAATTATTGGAGAAATTAGTTTTGATGGAATTTTTTATTTATTTTCTTTTTATCAGTTAGAAACAAAATTTTGTAGTATCTTTATATGGATATATTGGGGATTGGTGTTTTTTATTTTATATCTTACAGTATATTCGTTGCTTTATACAACGTCGTTACTTGGGTCATGTATCAAATTTTTCTTTGTCAATGTATACTATGAAAATTTTGATAAATTAAATCACAAATAATAATTTAAAGTTCAGCACTCACTAACCTGAGTGCTTTTTTGATGCCCGGAATCAGGTGATTCTATGACAGATTGTGACAACCGAAAATGCCGTTTCAATCATCGGGGCTTCTGCACAAATGTGCGGCTTACTTTGCGGAATGGGAAATGTATATCATCTGAAAATAAGCGGCATAGGCAGAAGCGAACGAACGAAACAGATATTAATCATACACCGGTGCCATATCGAACACGGAATAAAATACTGAAATAATATAGCATTTGATTTTTTAAAATGGAATTTACGTTGACAAGTAGTTAACGGGAAAGGCATATTCACATGGCACGGGAATTCGCAAAATCGTTTTATAATTCGTCTGCATGACGTAAGGTTTCAAAAGCGTATGCAGCTTCTGTATTTTACCTTTGTGAACAATGCGGCCGGCCGGGGTATATCGTACATCATAAAACGTATTTGACGCCACAGAATATTCATGATACAGAGGTCACGCTGAACTGGAACAACCTGATGTTTCTTTGTGTGGAGTGCCACAACAAGATTCACGGCACGCAAGAAGGACGAAAAATAGAGTTTGATGAATATGGTAATCTGGTGGGTGCCGAGGACGACGAAGTCACGAAAGGAACCCCCCGGGCGTAGGGATTGTAACTGAATTTCTCGAGGCCGGAGCCCACCTACTATTTAACACAAATCAATTTTGCATAGGGGTGTAGGTCATACATCCAGCTAGAAATTTACAAAATGTTCTAACTATTGATAAAGCCAGGTAAAATCTACGAAACATAAGGTGGTGAGGCACGTGTTTGAATCCGATGAAAAAGCGAAGTTGGTCAAAAAAGAAACCAATAAACTCCGCAAAATATATAGGGATATTGATCCGCCCAAAAAGAAAAACGTGGAAAAACTAATTGATAATGCCGCATGGATGGCCGTCAGTTTGGAGGAATTGCGGGCGCAGATTGATGTCGAGGGGTACGAAGAAACGTATACCAATGGGGCAAATCAAACGGGGAAAAAGGATTCTACGGCTGTCAAGAATTACAACACCATCATTAAAAACTATAATGCGACTATTAAGCTGCTGATGGACCAACTGCCGCAGACACAGCAGCAGACGGGAGATAAACTGGCTGCATTTTTACTGCATAAGAAGTGATCACCATGGACTACATCCAGCAATACTATCATGAAATTACGGAGCAGAAAGTTACCGTATGCCATAAGACAAAACGCGTATATAAGCACTTGGTTGATGCCATCCATCACCCGGGTGTTTTTCATTTTGATGAAGAGAAAGCCAATCGTGCTATTACCTTTATCGAAGTTTTTTGTCATTTATCCAAAGGCAAGACCGGCGGCCAGCTCATGGAGCTGGAACTTTGGCAGAAAGCTTTGATATCCGCTGTTTTTGGATTTATAGACGATAACGGCTTGCGGCAGTATCGGGAAGTACTGCTGCTAGTGGCCCGTAAGAATGGGAAGAGCGCGCTGGAATCTGCGATATCGCTATATATGCTGATCGCAGATGGCGAAAGCGCACCGGAATTATATAGTGTAGCTACCAAGCGGGACCAGGCGAAAGTGGTTTGGGATGAAGCAGTCCGTATGGTTAAAAAGTCGCCGGAGATCCATAAATATTGCAAGTGCCGGGTGGGCGATATCTACTGCGGTATCAATGACGGTATCTATAAACCGTTGGCGTCAGACAGCAACACACTGGATGGCTTAAATGTTTCCTGCGCTTTGATTGATGAACTTCATGCCTGGAAAGATTCGAATCTATATGATGTTGTCGCCGATGGTATGACGGCCCGGCAGCAGCCACTGATTATTATTGCAAGTACTGCTGGCTTTATTCGGGAGAATATCTATGACCTGAAATATAAACAGGCGGAAGATACAATCAATGGCTATGACGGCATTACCGATTATGTAGACGACCGGTTTCTGCCGGTTATTTACGAATTAGACGATAAGGAAGAATGGCGGGATTCGTCCTGCTGGCAAAAGGCAAATCCGGGATTA